ATGGGTTAAATCAGAATGGCTAACATCAAAGACCTCATTCAAAGTATTGAGGCGGCAGACTCATCCTTTGATGAGAAGTTAGCCGCTATCAATCAGATGGAGGAAACCCTTGTTGCGATGAGATCACAAGAGGAGCAAGCAGTTCAAGATAATGTAGACCTGATTGTTGAAGCCATCAAAGTGATGGAAAAGAAGGTTTCTGACCAACTTGAAGTTGCCAAATCCATTGTTCCTGAAAAGGGTGACAAGGGTGATAAGGGCGATAAAGGAATAGACGGAAAAATAGGTCGAGATGGTAAAGACGGGCGAGATGGTCTTAATGGAAAGGATGGGTTAGATGGGTCTGATGGTGTATCTGTTACGGATGCCAAGATTGACTTTGATGGTTCTTTAGTTATTACCTTGTCAACAGGCAGAGAGTTAAATGTGGGTGAGGTTGTTGCCCCCGACTTGGCTGAGAAAATTAAAGTTATCAGCACCATGTCTACTAATACGGCAGTTGCCAGTATTACAAGTGGAACAATTAGCGGAACAACAATTTCTTCAAGTCGTATTGACCTTAGAGATATAACGGCTACAACGGCTACATCTTTAACTCCTGATGTTTCTGTTGGTGATATTTATGCGTATACCGCATTGGCATCGGCATTGACAATTAACGCACCCATTGGAACACCTACCAATGGCGATAAATTAATATTTAGATTACTTGATAATGGCACAGGCAGGGCTTTAACTTGGAACGCTACCTATACAGTTATTGGGGTTACTTTGCCCACAACCACAACTGCAAGCAAAACAACGTATGTGGGTGTTATTTATAACTCCAACAACACTCGTTGGGATGTTATTGCAGTAACTACACAGGCTTGATCATGCAAATCATTTTTGAAAATTCATACAACTCAATCGTTTTTCGTGATGCGTTAAACCTACCCGATGACCATACTTTTACCGATGCCGAGTTGGAAGCAATGAAGCAAACAAGGTTTGAAAATTGGGTAAAGGCGATTACTCAACCACCACCAAATTACAAACGTGGTGAGGATGGTGAGGTTCTACATGACGAGGATGGAAACCCCATCCCTGCTGAGTAATGGCGGCAAGATATTGGGTTGGCGGTGCGGCTACATGGGATGGTACTGCTTTACTTAAATGGGCATTAACATCGGGTGGTGTTGGTGGTCAAGCCGTTCCCACATCTTCGGATACTGTTTTCTTTGATGCCGCATCAGGCGCTAATACTGTAACAATTGGGTCGGGTACGTCTATTTGCTCAACCCTGACAATGACAGGATTTACGGGGACATTGGCGTTTGGTACTAATAGTATAACGTGTGCGGGTAGTGGTACTGGCGTATTTACAGGGGCAACTACTCATTCTGTAACGGGTACGCCATTAATTAATATTACTGGTACAGGAACATTAACTTTATTGCCAGCATCTGTTACAGAAGCCAATTCAATTAGTTTTACCATTAACAATGCCGCCTCTAATGCGATTGGTGTATCTGGCTCTGTTAAAAATTTAACTTTTGCTGGAACATACACAGGAAATTTAACCAACGGGACTAGAACTCTTTACGGAAATTTAACTCTTAAATCGGGCATGACATTATCGGCTGGTGCTAGTATAACTACATTTGCATCAACAAATGCAACAGTAAGAACAATCACAACCAACGGCAATACATTAGATTTTCCTATTACATTTAATGGAATAGGTGGTTCATGGCAACTACAAGACGCTTTAACAGTTGGAACTAGCAGGAATATTAGTTTAACCAATGGCTCTTTTGATACAAATACAAAATCTCTTACTTGCGGAACATTTAACTTTAGTAATGCAAACACAAAAACATTAACACTTGGAACATCTACTGTAACAATAACTGGCGGTACGTCTACATCAGGGTTTCTTGGTTCTTCTTCAGGAACAACTTACGATGTAGCAAATTCAACTATTGTTTTTACAACAACAGGTTCAACTATTTTTGTTGGTGGTGCGGGTGGAACATCAGGAACTTTATATGGCACAATTACTATGTCAGGGTTAGGTGGAACGCTTTATTTAGGTAATTCTACAAGCGGTACAACACTAGCAAGATGTACAACCTTAAACAACACAGTATCGCCTTGCACTATTACCAATTCTTGTACAAACGCATTTACAGTTACCAATTTCAACGTCAACGGAACGGCAGGAAACCTAGTCGTTTTAAACAGTAATACGCCAGCAACGGCAAGAACAATCACAAAAGCAAGCGGTACTACAGACGTAGACTATCTGAACATCCAAGACTCAACGGCTACGGGTGGAACATGGAACGCATACGGCTCGACCAATAGCGGCAATAATACGGGGTGGAACTTTCTAACCCGTAACAATGGCAACTTTTTGATGTTTTTTTGAGGAAACTACTAAATGACCCCTGAATTACAAAAATATTATGAAGACCGATTCTCGATGATGGCATCTGAGGGTTGGAAAGAATTATTAATTGATATTGACAACATGATAGTTTCCCTCAATAATATATCTGTAATTCAAGACGAAAAGTCTCTCCAATTCAAAAAAGGAGAACTTTCCATACTTAATTGGCTAAAAACCTTGAAACAGGTTTCCGAAAGAGCATACGAGGATTTGAATGAAAAGAATATTTGAATTTGCCTGTGAAAACGGGCATTTAACCGAAAGACTGATTGATTATGAGTCAAAAAGTATTCGGTGCGAGTGCGGAGAAACAGCCAACCGCATTTTGAGTGCTCCTGCTTTTAAGTTAGAGGGATGGTCGGGGAATTTTCCATCAGCGCATGGGAAGTTTGAGAAAAGCCATTCTGACAAACTAAAATCGGAGCAAAAAGCCAACTCATAAGCAGAAATGCCGAGTTGAATGTCCTACAACCAAAAGTGGCAGGAAAAAGGAAAAAGTATGTTGATTGACAAAGAAGACGAGACGCAAAGTGAGTTAGAGGCTGAAGAAGCCAAAGTTGAAGAAGTCGCAGGTATCCCTGATAAATATCAGAATAAGAGACTTGAAGACGTTATTCGGATGCACCAAGAAGCTGAAAAGATGATTGGTAAGCAAGCCCAAGAAGTTGGGCAAGCAAGAAAAGAAGCATCTGAGGTTCGACAGTTAGCAGATGAACTCATTAAGCAGAACCTTGGCTCTAAGCAACAACTTACTAAAGAGGAAGAACCTGAAGTAGATTTCTTTGAAAATCCACAGAAAGCGGTTCAAAAGACGATTGATAGTCATCCTGATGTAGTAGCGGCTCGCCAAGCGGGTCAAGACTTCAAAAGGATGCAAATTCAACAGAAGTTGGTACAGAACCATCCTGATTTTTCACAATTAGTGCAAGATTCGGAGTTTGTAAACTGGGTGAAATCTTCACCTGTTCGCATAGGTTTATATGCCAAGGCTGATGGTGAGTTTGACTATGATTCGGCACATGAACTGTTAAGCACTTATAAAGAGTTGCGTGGTGTGAAGGCTAAACAGATAAGCGATAACGGGGAAACCCAACGTAAATCTAACCTGAAAGCCGCAACTGTTGACGTAGGTGGAACTGGAGAGAGTTCAAAGAGAGTTTATCGAAGGGCAGACCTTATTCGGCTGAAAATGACAGACCCGAACCGATACGATGCTTTGTCTGATGAAATTATGACGGCATACGCAGAGGGAAGGGTCAAGTAATTAACTTTTTGTTTTTAGGAGATTCATCATGGGATTAGGAACAGCACACGTAACGCTAACAACCGCAGACAAATTCATTCCAGAAATTTGGAGTGACGAGATTATTGCGGCTTACAAGAAAAATTTGGTTCTTGCGAACTTAATTATGAAAATGAACTTTAAGGGTAAGAAGGGTGACACAATTCACATTCCAACCCCAACAAGAGGTTCTGCATCAGCAAAATCGGCTTCAACTCAAGTAACATTGATTGCGGCAACTGAGTCTGAAGTTCAAGTAACAATCACAAAGCATTACGAGTATTCTCGTTTGATTGAAGATATTGTCGAAGCACAAGCCTTAAACAGTTTGCGTAACTTCTATACTTCAGATGCTGGATATGCACTTGCCAAGCAAGTTGACACAGATTTGATTCAATTGGGTCGCTCCTTCAATGGTGCAACAGTTGGAACTGATGACTATGCAACTGCCGCCGCATCTACTAAAGCCTTTATCGGTGGCGATGGTACTACTGTATATAACTCATCAACTTCCAATGCTTCTGCATTGACTGATGCCGCTATCCGTAGAACTATCCAACGTCTTGATGACAATGACAC